GCGTCCTGAGCGACTCGGCAACGGCCTGGCTGGCGTCCGCCATCACGTTGTCAACGCGCTGGATACCTGCGGCGTTAGCGCCGTACTGCACGCTCATTCGGGTGGACTGACTGACCTGCGCCAGCGTGTTGGTGATAAGCGCGATGGAATTGCTCTGTATTCCCCCTCTGATATCGCTGCCATCTATGCCCGCTATCTCTGCTGAAATCTCCTCAAAGCGAGACGCAGTGGATGAGTCCAGATCCGTCACGGTCTGCGTCAGCTCCGTGACACTGGCCTTGTTCTCTTCCGTCTGCGCGGTAAGCTGATCGACAGCTGTCGCGCGTGCCTCGGTTTCGTTTGCCAGCGCCTGGCGCACTTCGGTGATGCCGGCGGCGTTCTGATCCGTCTTTGCCTCCAGGCGGATCACATCCGTAACGCGCGCTTCGGTTTCGGTGGCGATAACCTCGCGCAGTTGTTCGAACCGCGCTGAGTTAGCGCCCTGCTGGGCTGACTGGCGCACCACCACGTCGGCGATCGCCAGGGCATTGCCGATAATGGCTTCTGCCGTCTGGCGGTTTGCGCCTGCCGCCGCAGTCAGGCCGTCGGCGTTCTGTTTGACTGCCTCGGCCAGTTCCGCAACCTTCGCACTGCTGTCCACAGCGTTCTCGATGAGGTCCTTGAACAGGTCGGTGTCCTTGATCTGCGCGAGTACCGCCTCTGTAATGTCCGTCACATCGGAGCTGGACTGGCCGCGTACCCAGCCGGTATACCCGGATTCGTTACCGGTCCGGTCCACCAGCTGCGCGCGGTACCAGAAAATCTGCCCGGCCTTAAGCCCCATCTGCTGATACCTGCGCAGCGGGTAAGGCACGTCGGCCAGCAGCATTGCATCATCTTCGGTACCGGTCAGGCTGTACTGAATTTCCGTCTTCAGCGTGTCGTCCGTGTTTGCCGGGAATCCCCAGTTCAGCTCGACACCAAACACAACAGTTTCCGAGGCGGTAAAGCCCACCGGCTTCGGCGGATTGCCCACTTTCCCGGTGAGCGTGACTTCAGCTGATGTCGCCCATATGGACGAAACATCGCTGGCGTTCACAGCCCGCACCCGCACCAGATAACGCCCGGCGTAGATGCCCGGCACCTCGAATCCCTGAGAGGAGGTGCGGGGCACGCTCACCCAGTTGCCGCTGTCGCGTCGCCACTCGGCTTCGTAGGCTATTGCCCCTTTTACAGAATCCCAGGCAACACGCATGGTAGTGATCGCTATGTTCTGGCTGACCGTCGAATAGCTGTCGATAACGATGTTTTCCGGTGGTGCCTGCACGCCGGGCGGAATCACGCTGACAGGCCTTTCATCAAGCCGGGCGCCGGTATCCACCGCAGCGTAAATGTCCGGGCTGTAGGTCGTGCCGGTCACCTCGAAAGTGCCGTCATCGTTGTCGCGGGTGCCGGTTACGCGAAAGAGTGCGATAAACAGATCGTCAGCATCCACGCCCCAGCAGCACTCCGCTTCAGGCGTTTCGCTGTAGGCAGTGGTGACCGTGACAGTGTTGCCGTTAACCGCCTGTACGGTCCGTGCCTGCGCCACACCTGACGGCAGGTTGAGAAAAAGACGGTTGCCGGCTTTGACATCTGCGGCCCGATCGAGCGTGATATTACGACCGCTGACCGCGTTTACCCTGCCGCCAATCACCCTGCCAGCCAGTTCGTTCGCGGCCACGCCGATCACCTCACCGACAGGGGGAACATCCATACCCGTGCTGAACGTCACCACCTCACCGATGCCGTTCGTGAGCAGCGCCCAGCGCCCGCGCCGGTTAGCCTCTGACTGCCGGGTGCAGCCGATGGCCGTCATTTCGAGCTGGCTGTAATCGAAGCGCATCGCCAGATCGTTGTCATAAACGACTTCGGGTGTGTCTTTGTAGTGATTCGCCGGATCGGACCAGTTGATCAGCGCGGCGGTGTTGCGGGTGGTTTCGCTGGGATCGGCAAAGGTAAACTTACCGTCGACCACACTGGCATGGTTATAGATGTGCCAGATATCGCGGGGCATATCGGCCAGTACATACAGCTTATTGTCGCCCCAGTAGGTCATACCACGGAATATGCCGGCCAGGTCGCGCAGCACCGTCCAGGCGTCATTGCGCTCCTGAATGTAGACGTTGCAGCGAAAGCGCGGCTCCATACCGCTGCCACCTTTGCCATCCGGCACCAGCTGATCGCAGTACTGCGCGATACGGTACAGCTCCCATTTATCAATCTGGGTCGCATCAATCCTCTGACCGAGGCCGAAGCGCTCATTAAGCACGATGTCGTAATAAATCCAGGCCGGGTTATCGGTCCATGCCCATTTGAAACCGCCTTCCCAGGTGCCGGAATAGGTGCGCGTGTCAGGATCGTAGGTATCAGGCACGCGAATAATGCGCCCCTTCGGATTGCACACCACCTGCGGAATACCGTTTGGGAACTGCTTCGCGTCAAATTCAATGTAGAGCAACGCCGTGTTGGGGTAACGCAGTTTCGCATCGATGATTTCGGTGACCGCCTCGACGCGCATACTGTCCACAACATTCACCGTCGTTGAGTCAGGCGTTATCCGCCGCACGCGCAGCTGCCAGCCGGTGGCGGCTTTCGGCAGGTCGATACGGTGACTGCGCTCATAGAGGGTAGTGGTCTTGTCATCGACAGCGCCATTGACCACCGTCTCATATGCGCCGCCGTCGACAGACAGGTCGATCGCATACGCAACGCGTGTACCCACTTTATCGCCGTTATCTTTCTGGTTCAGTAGCGAGGGCCAGCCCAGGCGGATGCGCAGGGCTGAAAGCTGGGTATTGGAGACAGAGCGGACATACGGCACGGCAGCTTTGAGTTCGTAGGCGACCTGCAGCTCATTCTCAACGCCCGGAAAGCCCTGAATGTAGGTCTGTTCCTGGGTGCCGGAACGGAATTCATATTTGACGTTGTTGAAGTTGTAACTGCCGTCGGCATTCTGCAGCGGGGTATACGATGACGCGTCGCCGAGATAAATGCTGCGCCCGTCAAGGCCGCCGGCGAACTCCCCTTCGCCGAGCGCGACAAGAATTTTGGCTCTGGCTATGGACTGAATACTGTCCGGGGCTTCAACCGGGGTGCGGGTCTTGGTGCCACCACCCTTCCGCCCTTTAATCACTGTGTTCGTCATATCGCGCCCATAAAAAAACCGCCCGAAGGCGGCTTAAAGTAATCACGTATCGGCTTACTGCTGATCTTCCGCATATATGCCGGCTGAAATGATAGCGCCCCCAATCTCACGCTGGCCATAGAGCAGGGGTACGGGGTTGCCGCTGGCGGTGGTGTTGACCGGACCGCCGAATGCATATGAAGGCTTGTTATCCGGATCCTGACGCATCCTCATCCCCGCCACCTGAGGCGACAGCAACTGAACTACGCCCCCCAGCGCCATCGATGCACCAACCAGCGCAACATTCAGCGCGACCCCTTTACCAATAAGCCCGGCCCCGGCAGGGCCTAGGGCGATACCCCCGGCAATCAGGGCAACCCCGAGCACCGCCTGGAAGATGCCGGCACGCTTACTGCCGCGTATCACCGGGATAATGCGCAGCTCATCGCCGGGGCCGAGAAGCGAAAACTCTTCCTGGCTGATATTGCGGCGATCACGGAAGATGACGAAATCGAGCCCCCTGGCGCGCGCCTCGCGGAGATAATCTTCAAATCCGTCTACCGTGCTGGACAGCGCCCTGAAAACTTCGCTGGCAGAGGACAGTACCCGGCGGTGCGTGCGCCCGAAGCGCTGCGCCATCGATCCGCTCAGTTTGATAACAGTCCGTTTTTCCATCACATCAGGTCCTTGTACCGTAAAACTTTAATGGTCCGGTCACGGTAATAGCCGCCATACGGAATGCGCTGGCTGAGCTGCCCGTACAGGTGGTGCAGCAGCATGTTGCCCTCCTGCAGGACGCCGGCATGATTTGGCACGCTGGCCTGCACCTGCATAATGACCATATCGCCGGGCCGGGATGGACCGTCGAATTCCCTGAAACCGCATGCGTACCAGTTATCCATATAGAGGTTTTCGCCCTCCTCCCACCAGTGACGATCGACGCTGTAGTCGGGCAGTTCGATACCGTGTTCAGTGCGGAAGTAATCCCGGATAAGGGACCAGCAGTCAGCATGCCCGAGCACAAACTGACGTCCGGTCAGCGGGCGATCGCCGCGCGGCATGATGGTGCGAATATCGCCTTCAGGCCATGAAGCGATCACCCACGGCACTTCGGTCGCGTCGCACATCAGCATGTCGAGTTCACTCGGCTGCGTCGTGGCGCCGTCGCCGGGGTGGCTGTGCACCACGGCAACCACCGTGCCCTGCTCTTCGGCTGCCGCGTAATCCTCCGGTGATAGTTCAAACTGCTCTTCCGGGGAGGTGGCCAGATTCCGGCAGGCGACATACTTCTCAACCCGTCCCTTCTGGATCACCACACCGCAGCATTCAGCCGGGAACGCCTGCGCCGCATGCGCCAGAATCGCGCTGATTGTGTTGTCCCGCATGTTACCCCCTCAGCAGTGAAGCGCCCGGAAAGCCGCCGTAGTCGAGTTCGTTGTCAGCGCCGAAGCGCGGCTTACACCCGGTGGACAGCAGACCGGAGCACACGTCCTGTGACGGATCGTTGACCGGGTTACCGTCCTTATCGAAAAAGCCATTCTGCCCGGCGTAGGTACAGCCATTCCCGGTTTTGTACCAGCCGCGCATGCACCAGGTACACATAGGCTGGATCTGCCTCGTGGGGATGAGCTGTCCCCGCAGATCTGCCGGGCTGGACAACTCGAACTCCACGGTTTCATCATCCGAACTGGATTTACGGTCGATGTAATAGACCTGTTTGCGCTCCTCATTCGGGTTAGCGGCAGGATTACCGCCGGCGAAATTACGGGCATCAAGGTAATGAGCGAAGGTCTCGTGGATAATCACTTTTGCCTTAGCCATCCCCTGAAAGCGGCGACAGAGCGCGCCAATCGTGCCGCTGATATTTGCCACGGTCAGTGTTGGTCGGGCGCTCTGCCCGTCGCTGCTGACGGACAGGCCGGTCAGTTCAAAGGGCCACGCACCGTACTCCAGCCCCTGCCACCAGACAGACTTCGGCGGAAGCTTTGACGCATCGCCGCCGGCGGCAATGATCTCGGCCTCTGTGTGAGGGAGGGTTTCGTTATGAAACCGCAGAATGCCGGCGCCGAACGCTTCGCCGTCAACCTCTATAAGGCGGACACGGCTGCCCGGCTCAAGTTTCTGGACATCAGATGAAATGCTCATGGATGGTATGCCTGAATGAATGTGGTGCTGAGGGTGTAAAGATCTGCGCCGTGGGTGGCTATCTGGAGGGATTCAGATCGCCATAACCCCGCGGGCTCCAGCGGCGGCTTCCAGATGAAGGACTTCCAGCCGGCATGCCGCTTAAGAAACGCCTTTATGGCCTGGACATACTTTTCATCGCCGGTAAAACTCACGCTCCACTGCGGTGTGACCGGGTTGATACCGTCCCCGGCCACCTGTGCATAATTATCCCCGAACTGAGCTTTGCGGGTGCGGAAACTGGTATCAGCCTGCGCGGCCACCTTCGGGCACCAGGAGAAGGTCTCAACTGCCATGGTTACGCTCCTTTCAAAAGCCGCCACAAAGGCGAGCCCGGCATGCTGGCCTGCTCATTAATCACCGTCACGATTGCATCCTTGAGTTGCCTGCCGGCAGTTGCGGCTGCTCCCTGCCCTGCCGTGTACTGCGCACCGCCATTGATGTTGATATCGCCAAACGACACTGACGGGCCACCGCCGGAAAACTGCGGCATCCCGACCGCGCGAACAGCAAGATCACCGTTAGGTGCCCGTGTAAGTGGCATAATCGCCTCCGGACCTGCTTCGCCAAACACCCCGGCCCCTTTCGCAAACGCAAACAGCTGGGGAGTCTGATAAATGCCGTTACTGTAGGCGCTGAGAGACGGTGAGTCGTAGACATTGCCGGCGGCATTGAAGGTGAAGTTTGAGGCAGCACTCTGAATGGCCGTCCCGCTGCTGGCTGTTGCGGCGGATGAGGCGCCAAAGCTGAAGAGTGAGCCGATAGAACTCGCGGCATTCGCGACCATCATATTAACGAGAACGGTCTCGATAATTTTCAGCACGTTCATGCCCCAGTCTTTCCAGCTGTCGAGATTGCCGTTGAGCATGTCGGTAATGGTGGTCACCGCGCCGCCCATGGCCTGTTTCATCCCGTCAGCAGCCATCGCGGAATAATCGGTCGCCTCGTCCACCCAGTTCGCATAGCCCTCTGACATACCGGTTAACCAGTCACCACGCTGCGCATCGGAAGCGGTGTAATACCCCTCCTGGTCGCGCAGCCGCTCTTCCAGATAGCGTTTGTTGAGTGCCAGCCCCTGCTGGTAGAAAGTTTCGTCAATATCCCCGGCCTGCCGCTGCCGGAGCAGATCAGTATTCTTCTGCTCAAACTCCTTGCGGATATTGAACTGCTCCTGCATCCGCTCACGGAACCGGGTGCCCTGACCGTAACCGATGAGCTGTGCATCATTGGCCGCCCGGGCGCTGGCGTTGCTGTCGGCGAGATTCGCCTCGTAATTACGCAGCTGCTCGCGAAGTTTGACCTGATCGATTAACGCAGCGTTGCGCATCAGTTCAGCCTTCTGCGCCTTGTCCAGGGTGGACAGTTCACCTTCAACCACCTGGTATTTCACTCTGGCAAGTTCGGTGCTCTGGCCCTGCAGGGCGATCTGCTCCTTCTGCTGCTTAATCACCCTTTTATAAGCGTCAGCGGCCTTTTCTTCATCCGTCTTTGGCCCTTTGGGCTGTTTTTTGTTGGCCTCGTTATTGCGCCATTCTTCAAGCCCGTTATTGATGTACTCAAGGCGGTTGGTCTGGAATTGCGGATCAGCCGTCAGGCCGAGTTCATCAGCAGCATAGCCAAGCCGTGCGCGCTCTTTTGCCTCGCCTTTCAGGCGGGACAGGGCCAGTTCGCGCCGGCTTTTTTCGAGCGCATCGGTCTGTTTCTGCGAGGCTTCAGCCTGAGGAACACGCAGGGGTACCAGTGTCATTCCCTGACGGGCCATCAGTAACTGATTGCCGAGCCCGAGAAGCTGGTTAAATGTTTGATGCTGACCGTTCATCATCAGCAGAGACTGATAAGCAGCATTCTGACGCCAGGCCTGTTCACGTATCAAATCATTTCGGCGGCGGTCAATCCCTTCCAGCACCTGCTGAATACTGGTTGATTTCTCCCGCATCAAATTAAGCTTATTTTCTTCAACGGTTAATTGGTCGGTAAGAATGGCGAGCGCTCTAACTATATTCAGATCATTGTCTTTAGTAATCCCGGGTTGAGCGCGTGCCTTATTCAGATCATCGATTTGTCTTTTTACCGCTGAAATAGCTTTTTGCTGCTCTCCAATTAAGCGATTTTCCTCAACTAACGCATCAATAGTTTTACCGCGATTTTCATCTGCTTCAGGTAAACTCATTGCTCGCGTTTTTTGGCTCACCTGATCAATAGTTCTGGCATATTCCTGTGCCGACTGCCGGGCCTGCTCCTGAGACTGATACATTGCATACCAGGCTCCCGCACCGAGCATAACGAGCCCCGGAACACCACCTATCAGGCCAAGCGCGCGCCCCATCAGTCTGGTTCCTACAGAGGTGACACTATTCAAGTTATTTTGAGTGCTTACGCGGTTAGCTATATTACGATCTCGCGCCGCCTCAGCGCTTGCGAGGCGTCTTTCCGCAGCTGTCTGCGCATCATTATTTCGGATTACAGCAAGTCCAGAACGAGCTCTTTCAAGCGCGGCTCTGGCCCTGACTCTCTCCGCAGCCGTTCCGCTAGCGATAGCAGTCGTTAAACGTGACTCAGCGGCAGTAACTCTGGCTTCAGCTGCAGCTATTTTTTCCTGCTGCGCTGCCTGAACATCAGCGCTCTTTGCTCTCTGTAATCCTTGCTGCGCCCGATAGACATCAGCCCTTGAGGCAGCCACAGCAGACTGGGCCGCTTTGTCCTGTGCTACAGCAAGGGCAACTTCTGATTTTGCGGCAGAGATCAGCGCTGAAGTTGCGCTTGTAGCACTTGTGACAATACCACCTAAATATTTCGCAAGTCCCACACCAATCAAACCACCAGCGACGGTGGTGATAGTGGACATATTATCAGCAACATCATTCAGCGCCCCACTTACTGCTGACGACGTTAATGAATCCAGCGTACCTGCGACACCATTAAGGCCGCCCGATAAAGCCTGAGTTGCACCCGTTGCCTGATTGATACCGCCAACCCATGCCATAAAGGAGTTTGTCACTTTTTGCAGGGAGCCTGACACGGTTTCAGGCATGGAGCCAAATTCGCTCTGCAGGGTTCCAAGCTGGCTCACTAATGCGGGGACAACCTTGTCGATCGTTAATTTTCCCTGATCTGCCATCCCCTTGAGGTCTTTTCTGGCAACGCCCATTCCAGCAGCGAGAGCGCGAATGACTCGATCACCCGCCTCGTTTACAGCGTTAAACTCTTCCCCCCTCAGAACACCCTGGGCCAGTGCCTGACTAAACTGGGTGATTACTGAACCAGCCTCCGCAGTACTGGCGCCCGAGAGCTTGAGGCCCGTGCTTACTGCCTCAGTTACCTTCAAAACTTCATCTGAGCTGTAGCCGAATTCACGCATTGAAGCGGCGGCACGCGCAAAAAGAGCAGCATTATCAGAAAATGCGGTGCCCGTTCGCTGGCTGATCTCCATCAACTGCCGCTGCGATATCGCAAAATCGTCAGCTGATGAGGATGCCTGTTGAAGGCGAGCATTAACTGAGTTCCACTCATCTGCAATCTGGACGATTTTACCCGTTGCAAAAGCAGCTGCTGCTGCAGCGGCGGCTTTACCTGCAGAGGCAAATCCATCAGTGAGATCTGACAATGCCCTTTCACTTTCTTTAGCAGCAGCTGCGGCTTGCCGCCCTCCGTTTTGCATTGTTCGATAGTAATCTGCACCCATGCGCGAAGCTCGGGTGATCTCAGACTGGAATGAACTGGAATCAGCAGAAATTTTTATAATTAGCTCGCGCAGGGTTGCCACTATTAACTCTCCATAAATAAAAAAACCTGCCGCAGCAGGTTTTATAGTTGATAATAATTACTTTTAATTTGCGTTTTTATCAATAAAGTCTCTTAACTCTTCAGATTTTTTACATTGTTCATCATCAACTGTCATAAAGGTTTTTTTAGAATTCTCGCAAAAATAATGATAATCATCATTAGCCTTTACATACCCCATAACTTTATTAAAACCTTTTATGCATAAATCAGGTTCTGAATGCTCAGAGCAAATAGTTTTTGTAAGTTCCTGCATCTCTTCACCAGATAATACAGTGCTAGCTTGTGCTGAAGATGCCATAAAAAGAACAGCCACTAATACTTTTTTCATCATATCAATCCAATAAATAAAAGATTTATAAATATTAGTGTTTTAAATATTAAATGTCACTTAGTTGCCTCTGTAAGCGCCTCCTCAAGCCCTGCAAACGGATCCTTGTCTGTTTGCTGCTCTTCTCCCCCCCACTGCAGAATGGCATCAGTTAACGGCACTTTTGCACCCTGCGAGCCATATACGGCAGAGACAATCTGCGCCGCCTGAATATCGCCGCGGATATCGCCGACCGGGCTTATCCTGTCGTATTCAATCCACATCAGCATTTCACTGGCCGTCATGCTCTGCCTGAGCTCTGAAAGCGTGCGCCCCATACGGAGCGCAAGCGACATCAGGAATTTAACGCCGGGGGTGGCGACTTTTCCCGGGCATCATCCCCGGATGAGATCAGATCGAGTGCCTGTTTAAGCAGACGGGAATGCACGGGGCCATAGATGGCACGCACTTCCTCTTCATCGTCCCGGGTAAAAACCTGCTGTTTGTCCTCGTCGCAGAGCACATCGAGAAAAAGCGCGACATCAGCGCGCAGGTTGCGATTCGCGCGCTCCGACACCGAAAGATCTTCAGCCCTGATATCGGTTCCGGCGATCTCCTGCCAGCGCAGCCAGGCTTCACCGGATGGCTCGCGCAGAACAACATTCACACCGCCCCATTCGGGCACGGTGACGGTTTTATGACGAAACCCGGAGTGTTTCGCCAGGGCAAGCTCTTTAATGGACATGATTTTCCTTACGAACCGGGTTCGATGTTTTCAGGTTTGCCTTTCAGGCGTAGGGAGAAGGTAGCCGCGACCACGCCGTTGGTACCGGATGACCAGGTGTGCTGGCGAACTTCAGCCAAGAAACGGAAGCCTTTACCGGACGGGAAGATCACCTGGAAGGCATACGTCGTGTCATTGTCATATGCGTCACGCAGTGCGTCCTGTGCCGCATTTTTGAAGAAGTTGCCCGACAGCGAAATCTCCGACTGAGCCGGCAGGCCGTTGATGTTCTCCTGTTCTGTCGAGCACAGGGTGGTGACGTCGATGTCCTGTTTCTGGCCACCGGTGAACTGGACCTCTTTGAGCGTGCAGCTCAGATCAAGATAGTCGGCACTTGCCATCGTATCTTTCGTTGCCGGCAGCGAAGAGATCAGGATCTTCGTTAACTGCGATTTTTCATAAAGTGCGGACATAGCTGTCTCCGGATATAAAAAAACCGCCTCGCGGCGGTATGGGGATTACGTGGGTAGTGATTACTGAAGAACGTGGACTTCTGCGGTTGCACGGCGAAGGCCTGTTTCGGGCTCGTAGCCACCGGTTTTGCTCATGCGGGTGAAGCCGAGCGGCGTCAGCGCGGCGATAGCCTCTTCGCGCAGCGCGCGGGCCTCATCCACCGAGGACGCGTATACGTCAACCTGGAGAGATGTGTTTTCCTCCGCCGGACCCCAGAAGGTGTCGCCATAGGTCTGAACCACCAGCGTGAATGTGATCCACGGCGGCGCAACTGCCGGTTCGCCCTGGCCGTTAAGCGGCACGACGCCGGGGTAAACCTGTCCGTCAGCCAGCGCGCCGATCAGCGAGTAAACGTCGGCCTCGGTCATTTTGAAAGCACCCTGTCGATCGCCGCATTGGCTTCGGCGAACGCGGCGTTTACCGCATCATCTTCACGCGCCTCATAGGCAGGCCT